AAAATATAACAGAACATACAATACAAATTGTGTTGTTTTTTTTATCATTTACATTTATGTGGGAATCAGAAATTAATAGTAATTAAAAATAATTATGCAAATTAAAATTAAAAAACTACACGAGCTAGTAGAAATACCTACTTATGCAAAACCAGGAGATGCTGGAATGGATCTTACTGCTGTAAAAATTGAAAAAGATGCTTATGGTAATGCTGTAATATATACAGGATTGGCTATAGAAATTCCAGAAGGATATGTAGGATTAGTATTTCCAAGAAGTAGCATTTCTAAATATGACATGCATCTAAGAAATAGTGTAGGTGTTATTGACTCTGGATACAGAGGAGAGATTATGCTTAAATTTAGTTTTTTAGAAGATGGTAATTTATATCAAATGGGTGACAAAGTTGCTCAATTAATAATCTTACCTTATCCGCAAATCACATTTGAAGAAGTAGAAGAATTGTCTGAAACTGAACGAGGTGAAGGAGGATTTGGTTCTACAACTATTGGTTATGAAGGTTCGAAAAATTTGTAATGTAAACAGTAATGAGTTTGGTATAGGTTTTTTTATTAAAAAAGAAAATATAGTATCTTATTTTAATCATTCTGTTTATATAAAATTTCTTTGGTTTAAATTTGGAATTAGTATTTTATGGAAATAAATTTTAACACAGGTCAAGTAGAAATAATTGGTCCTTATGGTAGAGTTTATTTGTATACACACAATTCTGGAAACACATTAGTCAATGTTATCAATGATGTACTTTCTAGAAAAATAAGATGGGATGACCCAGATTATTTAGCAAGATTAATTTTTTGCAGAATGATTCCAAAAGATAAATGGGATGACGAATTAGGATTTGGTATTGGTACTCAACTATATAAAGATATAAATTTGCTTGTATCTTTAGATACTGTTCATCAGACAATTAAAATTTCATCTGCATTTGATATTTATATTACAAATAGTATAAAAATGTCATTTTTAGATTTTATAAATAATTTTGCAGATACTGCTGAATTATAAAAAATTATCAAAAATTTTTATAAAATCATAGCGTTATAGTAATAAATATTTTCTGAGAACTACAAATTTGATATTTTTCATAAAAATTAATTATTAGTTTAGTGCATTATTATATAATGCAATTAAAATGATATATCAATTACCAAACGGTAAAAGCATAGAATTATCGATTGAACAATTTTTAAGAATGACTGACGAAGATCTTAAAACATTGGTTGCTTATAACTTTGGCGAAGAATTCAATGACCCTTTTATTTTTAGTGTTTTAAAACATGGTTCCTGTGATCAAGAAGAAATTGAAGAATTATCTGAAAATGATTTCACAGAAGAAGAATTAGAAGACTTGACTACTATTGATCCTGAAGAAAAGTTGTATGATGACGACTATATCGATTATGATAATTTAGAACAATAAATGCTACAACCAAAAAAGAAAATTTGTTCAAGTTGCAATACAGAACAAATTATTTGGAAAAACCACAATGGAAACAAATATTGTAAAAATTGTTGGTCAAAAAACTCTACTGTAAAAAGTTTAGAGCTAAAAAGCAAACCTTTAAAATCAATTAAATCAAAAGCAGATAAAAAAGATGTTTTAGATAAGTTGTACTCTGTAATGAGAAAAGATTTCTTATCTTTACATCCTGGATGTCAAGCTCGATTGCAAGGTTGCACACTTCAAAGTACAGATGTACATCACAAAAAAGGTAGAGGATTATATTATCTTGACAAAACCACATGGTTATCTGTTTGCAGATCATGTCATACTTGGATTGAATTGAATCCAGAAAAAGCAAAAGAATTAAATTTTTCACTTAATAGATTAAAAAATGGATAATAAAAAATTCGTTGGATTTTACATTATTGGCGCAGCTAATAAAGATGATGCACAAAAAGGTGCAGGATTAATACTTTGGTCACAAGTTAAACCATGTTTTGTGACAAGATTTTTTAACAAACTTTTGTTAAATATTTACTGGATTGATAAAAAAAATTATAAACCAGTACAAAAAGAAACAACAGTTGATTCAAAAATAGAGTTTCCAAAACATAAAACATATAGAAAGAAAAAAAGTGATGAAACAAGATAAACGTGAAGAAATTCAACGTGATGCATTAAATGCAACACATGGTGTTTATCGTTGTACTTTAGGAGTTTCAATGGGTGTTGGTAAAACATATATAGGTTTACAACACATGAAAAAAGAATTTAATAATGGCGCAAGAAACTTTTTAGTTGTTGCGCCAAAACTTTCTATATTTAAAAGTTGGAAAGACGATGCTAGTAAATTTGAATTAGAATATTTACTTGATCATATAAAGTTTACTACTTATATATCATTGTCAAAACAAAATGTAGATTATGATTGTATATATTTAGACGAATGTCATAATTTATTGTATAGTCATGAAAATTACCTTCTTTTTTATCATGGTAAAATTTTAGGATTATCAGGAACACCTCCTCGTTATTCTACTTCAGAAAAAGGTATAATGGTTAATAGATATTGTCCAATTGTGTATAGTTATATCACAGATGACGCAATAGATGACAATATTCTAAATGATTACAGAATTATTGTGCATTTATTACCTTTATCTTCAGAAAAAAATTATAAAGTCGCCAAAAAGAATGGTGGATTTTTTATGACTTCTGAACGTGATAATTACAACTATTGGACAAATGCAATAGATAAACAATTTTCTATTGGATCAAAACAAAAACTACGCATATTGCGTATGCAAGGATTAATGCAATATCCGACTAAAGAAAAATATGCTAAAGATTTATTAGAATACGTTGATGACAAATGCATAGTATTTTGCAACAATACTGAACAAGCTGATAGAGTTTGTGATAACAGTTATCATAGCAAAAATCCTAACAGCGAGTTTAATTTAGAAGCGTTTAAACAAGGTAAGTTTAAATGTTTATCTGCAGTTCAACAACTAAATGAAGGTGTAAATATTCCAAATTTAAAGTATGGAATTATTATGCACGCATACAGTAATGAACGTAAAAGCAATCAACGTATTGGCAGATTATTAAGACTTAATCCAGAACAACAATCTATTATTCACATTTTTGCATATAAAGACACTGTTGATACAGAATGGGTAATCAGTGCACTTAGTGATTTAGATCAATCAAAAATAACTTGGAGAGATGCAGAACATAACGGTTAAATTTGGAAAACACAGTGGTGAAATAAAACCATTGACAATTACTGATGCTACATTGTACAATCAGTTTAAAAACGATCTTGTTGATGGTGAAATAATAGAGTTATATATCACTAAAATATCAGATGAAGACGATAAAACTATTGGACAACTTGCAAAAGTACATGCTTGTATAAGAGAATTAGCAAGACATACTGGTCATACATTTGAAGAAATGAAAGAAATTGTAAAAGAAAAGGCAGGAATTTATGATCCTGCCTCTAAAAATTATAAAAGTTTTGCTGATTGTAGCAAAACAGAGTTATCAGATGCTATTCAAATCTGTATAGAAATTGGTAACACAGTTGGTTTTTACTTTTAAGATTGTTGATTTTCTTTAATTTTTTGTATACGTTCTTCAGTAATTTTTTTAAATTCTTCAGATGAAATAATTTTTGTAAATCCTTCTGCTTTTGCATTTTTTTGAAATTCTGTCAGAATAATCAATAATGTTTCAATGTTGTAATTTTCTTCAGATGAAATTTTTTGTTGTTTAACTTCATCAAGAAATTTTTCTAAATCTTCACTTTTTTTGTCTTTTATTAAAGACATGTAAACCATCTGTAATCTTTGAAAAAATGTTGTACTAACTTTAATGTTTACAATTGCTTTTTCATCAATAATTTCAACTGAGTCATTTTCAAATGATTTAAAAACTTTGTCTGTTTTCTTTTTTGCCATGATTTTTTTTATAATTAATTAATTAACATACAAATATATATAAATATGTCAAATGTAACAAAATTAACCCCAAAAGAATATGCTTCTAAAATGTATGAAATGTTGAAACCATCTGGATGGCACAATGTTTTAAAAGGTTTTCTGTTATCAGAAGATTTTGTTCATATAATTAAAGTGCTTGAAAATTGTGTAGACAATGGTCAAAGATTTACTCCTCCATTAAAACAAGTGTTTAATGCATTTATGCAATGTCCGTATGAAACCACTAATGTTATCATGGTAGGACAAGATCCTTATCCGCAATTAGGTGTTGCTGATGGTATTGCTTTTTCATGTGGTAATACCAAAAAACCAGAGGCATCATTGCGTTATATTTTTAAAAATATTAACAAAACTGTTTACAATGACCAAAAAGATGTAACAACATTTGATCCAGATTTGTCACGATGGTCAAAACAAGGCATTCTTATGTTGAATACGTCACTTACTACAGAAATTGGTAAGATTGGAAAACACATTCCTATTTGGGATCCGTTTAATAAATATCTTATTGACATGCTTAATGCAAATGACAAAGAATACATATGGGTTCTTATGGGTAAACAAGCGCAACAAAATGAAGACTTGATCGATAATATCCTGAATAACACGCAAATACTAAAATGTTCACATCCAGCATCAGCGGCATATCAAAAGTCTTCTGAATGGGATAGTAACAACATTTTTAATCAAGTAAATGACGCATTAAAGTTGACAAATAAACCAAAAATAGTGTGGTAATTATTTTTTTAAACTTTTAAAGTTTAGTATATTTGTAATCTGTTTTAAACTTTATTTATTTATTTCAAATGGTTGATGAACCTAAAAAAATAGAATGGAAACAGTACGGTGAAGTAATGAGTGAAGGTATTAAATACATTCATTCAAGAGCAAGCGGTGCTATTAAATCTTTAAAAACTCAATGGAAGCAGTTTAATAAAATTGGATTAAACGGTATTGAATGGCAATCATTATATGTTATTGCTGCAAGACCAGGAGTTGGTAAAACTCTTATTGCAGCATCTTTGACAAGAGAACTACAGCGTTTAAATCCTGAACAAGATTTTGCTGTACTACATTTTCAATTTGAGATGCTTGGTAGAAATATGGCATTACGCGAATTATCAGCAACTAGTGGATTGAATATTAGGTATTTGCAATCTGCACAAGATGATGGTATGCCACCATTAACAAGTGCTGATTTTAATAAACTAAAAGAATATGCAAGTAAACAAACAACAAGAAAAGAGTACATTATTGACAAAGCATTGACTGTAAACGAAATGCGTAGTGCTATTTTTAATTTCTACAACACAATGAAGAAACCGTTTGTTATTACTTTAGATCATACTCTTTTAGTAAAACAATCAGGTAGTGAGAATAATAAACAAGCAACCTTGCAAAATCTTGCTATTATGATGACAGAAATGAAAAATATGTTGCCAGTAACTTTCATTATACTGACGCAATTGAATAGAGAAATTGACGATCCAGAACGTCAGAAACCGACAGGGAGAGGTGAAGGACACTATCCCACTGAGTCTGATGTTTTTGGTAGCGATTTTTTGCTTCAATGTGCTGATGTTATGATTGCTTTTAACAGACCAGCAAAGTATAATTTAGGACTTTATGGACCAAATAAGTATATCATAGATGATAAGTTTTTACTTGCAATGCATGTTTTGAAAAATCGATTTGGTGATGTTGGTATTCAATGGTATAGAGCAGAATATGCAAAAATGACCATTGTAGAAGCGCCTACACCGTCAACTCGAATTATTAAATAATTATTAATAGTTAAAAATGAAATGTTTAATGAAATGTAAATTAAAAAAATGTAATTAGTATGTCAACAACAACAAAGAAAAAACACATTAATGAACTTACCGAAGAGTTCAAACCTTTTTGGGATCCTTTGTTTAAAGAAATGGATATTGAAAATCCTATGTTTTTTGCAAAATTATGTTACAATGGTAACGAGTTTGGTGTATTGCCAACAGAAACTATAAGATTTTTTGCAGAACAAATTTCTAAAAACCAAGATGTATACATAGAACTTTTTGACTGGTTTGATAAACCTTATCATGAAGGAGAGCGTGTGCTTTATAGATTTAAAAATAATCCTAATTGGAGAAATAATCCAGAAGATTATAGAGAAATAACAAAAAAGAAAGATGGTACAATGCTTCCTTATCCATCTTATGCTTTTAAATTATCATCTTTAGAACTAGTTAATAAAACAAGCGCAAAATTTATTAAACCAGAATTATCAACAAAAACATCAATAACACCAGAACTAAAGCTTCCTATGTATGGTGAAATTGATAACGATATATTTGATGACAATTATATCGAAAAAGATGACAATCACTATGCTCAAATGACAATTAGAGATATTTATTGTATTGTACAAAACATGCCTATGTCAAACAAAAAATGGTTAAATAATTTAATAAACGAAGGTAAAAAATGGCAGCAGAAGTAAAAGGTATAGAATTACCAACAACAACGGTAAAATCTGTTGTAAAAAGTCCAAAAAATCTAATTATTTTTAGTAAACCAAAAACAGGTAAAACAACGCTTTTAGCGCAATTGCCTAATTGTTTATTGATTGATTTAGAAGGTGGTTCAGATTATGTAGATGCAATTAAAATTAAAGCAAATAACATTAAAGAACTTATGGACATTGAAGCTGCTATTATTAAAGCAGGTAAACCATACAAATTTATTGCGTTAGATACCATAACAGCTTTAGAAGAAATGTGTATTCCGTATGCTGAACATTTGTATTCCTTATCACCAATGGGTTCTAATTGGAAAACAAGTGGTAAAGCAAAGTATGGTAACATATTAAATCTTGCAAATGGTGCAGGTTATCCGTGGTTACGTCAAGCATTTAATGACATTACATCAAGAATTAAAAATCTTGCGCCTAATGTTATTTTTTGTGGACACGTAAAAGATACTCTGCTTACAAAAAATGGTAATGATTTTAGTTCTTTAGATCTTAATCTGACAGGTAAACTAAAAGACATTACTACATCTAAATCAGATGCAATTGGTTATTTGGTAAGAAAAGGTGACAAAAATATCTTGAGTTTTAAAACGCAAGATGATATTTCATGTGGTGCAAGACCTGAACATTTGAGAAATAAAGAAATTGTTATTTCTGAAACTCTTGAAGATGGCAGTATTGCAGTATATTGGGATAAAGTGTTTATTGATTAATTAAAAAATTATTTATTAAAAAGTTAAATTAAAAGAAAAATGGGAACATTTAGTTTAAACAATTACAATCCTTCAGAAGGAAATTTTGTGTCAAAAATCTTATTACCTGGCACGCACAAATGTAGAATTATCGATTTAAAATTAGAAAGACCTCCTTATGATAGAGATCAATACAATCTAATTTTTGTATTAGAAGGTGAAGAAATTGGTGATGGTTTTGAAGGTGTACAAATTAATAGATTAGACCCTTCTCAAGGAACTTATAAAGGTCAAATTGCATCTGTAAGAGCTAGTCAATTTGCTTTTAAAGATTGGGAATATAAAGGTAAAATTATCAAAAGAGATGATTCAATACAAAACTTTTTAGGTAGTTTTTTAAAACAACTTGGATTGTTAGACAAGTTTCAAACACTTAATATTCACTGTGATACAATTGAAGAATTAATATCAGCAATCAAAGGTTTTATTTGTAAACCTGATTCTTGGTATTATTTTACAATTGGTGGACAAAAATATTTTAAAGATGGTTCTGATTATCCAAACTATTCTTTATTTTTACCAAAAAGAACAGAAGGTAAATATGCATACGCATTGACAACTGAAGATGCAACTTTTATAAAGTTTGATGAAACTTTGCATGTTTATGAGAAAAAAACAACTGAAAATACATCTAACGCTGTAAGTGAATTTTCTGTTGCACCATCTAACGATGTTTTTGGATCAATGGCTGCAAATACACCAATGTTTCAGGATAATGTAAATGATTTACAACTGCCATAGTAATAATGATTATTTATTAAATAAGGGTAGATGTAATGTCTACCCTTATTTTTTTATGTAAAAAGTATTAATCATGTTTAGTTTAAATAATTTTATAGCGTCAATAGAAGATGTACCATCAGATTGGATATTTGAAAATTATTTAAATATAAATGAAAAATTATCTGGTCAAAATATTAGAATGAATAGTTTGTTTAATCCAGATGATAGAACACCATCAATGTATCTTTATTACGCAAAACCTGCTGGTCAATATAAATATAAATGTTTTTCTACAGGTAAATCTGGCAACGCAATTGATTTAATGGCAAAATTATGGAATGTTGATTATAAAACAGCTATTTATAAAATTTTAGATGATTATCAATTATATTTAAAAACAGGTAATAAACCTGTTAAAAAAGAATTTATTGAAACTAAATGGGTTGTTTCTGAATATTTTATTAGAAGTTGGACTGAAGATGATGCTGCATTTTGGTTACAGTATAATATTGGCAGTAAACTGTTAGATGAATATAATGTTATTCCTTTAAGCAGTTATACAATGACAAAACAAATTGATAATGTATTTACTGATCAAGAATTTACTGTACAAAAAAAACATATTTATTTGTATACAACAATAAATAATGAAATGTACAAAATTTATCAACCAAAAAATTCAAATAAAAAATTTTTAAAACTTATGGATTATATCCAAGGTTTTGATCAACTAAAAGGTAAAAAGTATTTAGTTATCACATCTTCTCTTAAAGATTGTATGGCAATTAGGAGTATTCCTGGAATAGACGTTGACGTTATAGCACCAGATAGTGAGAATACAAAGTTGTCTCCAGAAGTAATTGAACATATGAAAAATAATTACGAAGCTGTTGTTACTTATATGGATAGTGATGCTGCAGGTATTGCAAGTATGAAATATTATTTGGAAACTTATAATTTACCTTTTTGTTATATACCATTAGAAAAAGATTTTAGTGACATTGTTAAAGTACATGGTATAAAAAAAGCAGTTTACACTTTTATTCCAGTTTTAGATAAAGCAATTGCCAAATATAAAGAATTAAATGTAGATTTGTAAAAAATCAACATTATGAGCAGTTGGATTTTAACTAAATGTAACAACAAAGTAATTACATCTTTAGAAGATATACCTGATAATGAACATGTTATAGGTTTTGTCTACAAAATAACTCACATTAAAACAGGTAAGTTTTACATTGGCAAAAAAAGTTTATTTTCTTCTAAAAAGACTGTAATAAGCAAAAAAGAAAAAGCAATAACAGGTACAAGAAAGCGTACAAAAACTATTGTAAAGCAATCTAACTGGATGTCGTACTATGGTAGTTGTAAAGAACTATCTGAAGAAGTGCTAAGAAATGGAGCACAGAATTATAAACGTGAAATTCTTGAATTGTGTTGCACTAAAAAATACCTTAACTATTGTGAGTTGGCGCATCAAATAAAAAATGATGTGCTGACCAGCAATAGTTATAATGGTAATATATTAGGAAGATACTTTGCAAGAGACATGCAAAATTGTAAATAATGAAAGTACAAAATTTAATGCCTACAGTAGCAGATCGTCTGCAAAAAGAAGAAGA